AAAAAAAAAAAAAAAAAAAAGGATAATACTCGAATCGACGTTATGTGAGGTAGTTTTTGAGAAGGTTTATTATTGAATGTCACATGTGATGAATCGGGATAGTAAAGCCTGCTATCCCAGAAAGTAGGTGAAATCCCCACCCCTACCTCTTCCGGTAGATCGGTCTAGTGAAGAAGGGAGGTTCACGATATCCCACATGTCGGAACTTCCCTCCTTGCTCACTAGATTCGGAAGGAGTCTGCCACACAAGGGGATTAACCGAAAACTCCTGTCATAGGGAGGGGCACAATAGGCTAAGTTCGTCCCATCATTCTTTGGGAACTTTACTCGGTTGAGACCGAAATAACGCCGTAACGTATTTATTCCTCGAAAGGCATTAGTTGAACAATGAGGCTTCCGTTGATAGCGGAAGTCAGATAGAGTGAACTATGTCTCAGGTAGAACGGAAGATAGAAGACTACAAGAGGAAAGGTGGGACAGACTTTCAAGATGAAATGTGGAAATGCAATCATTGTGAAGAACTTAGGCTTAGATCGACGTTCTTTAATGGAATATACTGCTCGGAAGAGTGTAAAGTTGGGAGAGAACTAGAAAAGGTTTTGAACGAAATAAAATACGACCATAAGAGGTGTTTCACATGTCTTGGAGTTCTCAAAGAAGTAGATGAACCTGAAGAACATTGGCCAGATTGTGTAGTAGGATTTCAGTATAGAGTAGAGGATGGTGAATTAGGATTGAGAGACCATTACAGTGACGGAATTAGAGAGGAGAACCAGAGGATGCCATCGTTAAAGGAAAGTGCTTACGCTTACGAAATCGAAGGGGAAACACACTATCAAGGATGGAAATTCACCGATTTGGAAGATGATAGGATTTTCGTTAAGAAAGTGAGGGAAGGGACAATTTGTGGTTTTTGTGGGAGTACAGCGAATAGTTTAGTAGATGACGATTTGAGGGAACTGTTCAAGTGGGATTTCGTCGATAGACTCAGCAGAGAAGTGGAATTTGACGTTGATGAAGCAATGGAGAATATGGTTTATGGAGATGATATTTTAGGTGCCGTTAAGGAGGCGATGATGGTTACATGATAGATGGTTTATGGGGTGAGGATTTGTATTGTGAGGATAACAACTCGAGGGCTATCCCATCAGAGATCATGATACCGGAAAATAACCGCCCATGGAACCAATAGGAATAACACGCGAGACTGCCGAAAAGATCAAAGAGTTACGGAGCAAACAACATAAATATGAGGGACATGACACTCACGAGGTTCCTACTTGCCCGGCTGGATTTAAATGTAATGGTAAGATGTTCAAGAGGCACCACAACGATCAGAGGGGATACATAGACAAATTCGCAGGCTACTGTGATAATGAGGCGGGGAAAGGAACAGATGGCCAAGCAGTTCGGTGTGAGTTGCACGGTGGAGCGATGGACGTAGCAACTCAGCATGGCAGAAATGACGGTCATAACATCCGTGCGGATCCCCACCATTATGCTGATAGTCTCAGTAAGGAGCAGCAGATGTTCGTGGAGGAAGCGCACTCGTCGATCATGAATCGGATTAAGAAGACGAAAGGCGACACGGATTTCCTCGATGAGATAATGGCTCGCCGGATCGTCATTGGATTGCACATGGTATCTAAGGCCTCCGACCATGTTAATAACGTCAGCGGACTGGTACAGATCATCCATGGTGAGCACGATACCGAGGAGAAACAGGCAGCGCTCGTGTCAGAGATTCGGAAGTGGGACAAGGACCTATTCAATATGATGAAGACGTTAGGCATATTGAATGACCCAGAGTCACAGACAGCGGATGAGCTAAGTATGTGGAGGCAATTCCTCGCATCGAGTGACGACGATGAGGACGAGGTTATCGATGTGTGAGGGACGTCTTCGGAGGGGATAGGTAAGTGCTTCGAGAACGTCCCGATGTCGATGGCTCGAGGACCATCGGGGTTTTCTCTCACGACCGTAGACGTCCAGAGGTTTTGGAGATCTGACGATACCACAATGACGAACATAACAGAACAACGGTGTGACGATGAACCGACGACTGACGAATTAATAACAGAACTACGGAGAGTTCACGAGGATTTCTGTGTAGTTCTGAGATTATTTATATCCCACCCGGTAGTTCGCTCCAGGATTTTTAGAAATCCCGCCAGAGTACCCCCATATCAAACCACCTGTATCACAGGTTCTCAAATTTAAAATCACTTTTCTGATCACTTCCCCCCTCAGTTCCCATGACAAAACTCTACAACGATACAATCGATGCCGGTGAGACGATCGAACTAACACACCCTAACATAGGTAATTCCTTGGTGGATATTAACTATGCTTACTTCTTGAATGGCGGTGAAGATCAAGTAAGTTTCAACGTTGAATGGTTTGTTAGTCCTCGGGACTCTGAAGAGTTTTTCAGGTCTGAGTCGGAAGACGAGCAGAACGTTAACCTTGAAGATGGTCGAGTTTATTATCCTAACCTATCTGGCGGTGACGAATACATGATAACTATAGAGAACGAGGAGAACAATCCTGTAGAACTAGTAGTCTATTATCAGCCATACAGATGAAATGCAAACAATGTACTCGAATAGTTCATTCCCCTCATCAGGTTATATGTGGTTATTGTTATGTTGAGACCGGGAACTATTTGCAGGAGTGTTCGGAACGTCTCAGTTCTCTTGACGAAACGGAGTACATTAGAGAGGCTATACGTATCATTAAGGAGTCTCCTGATTTCGTTTCGGGTTATTATCTCTGCTATTCACCCGACACACTCCGCTTTAACTTGAAGTTCGATAACGGAATGAAGTTCGTATTTCTTAGAGTTGGGGAAAACGTGATATATTCGAGAGTGAAGTAACATGAACTCCGAAGAAAAGATACAGTTAATCGGTGACGAACTATTAAGAGTGTTAGATGACAAGGGCAGTCCGACTTTCACTAAGTCGAAGTTCATTTCCAAGCGTGTTGATCTTACATCTAAGGAAGTCGGTTCCTTGATCGGGGAGGTTCCTTATATGTTCAACAACGTGGGGATTGAGAAGTATGGGTACTCGGGTTCAACTTCGTGGAAGATTATACTCGTCTGTGATTTCTGTACTAACGAGAGTACCTCGGAACTCCCAGATGGTAAATTAGTTTGCGACATGTGTGAAGAACAAGTGAAAGAGTTGGGGTGCTTCGGATAAAATGAAAAGAGTCATACGTTTTCGTTACGCAGACCGTGGGGGTATTGGGTCGGATGATGGAAACTCTCCGGTTACACAAGGTCGTAGCGAGGAGATAACATGGTAGATGTTTCAAACATCAAAGCGAACGACTATACAAAGGGTCGGGACAAGTATGTTAACTTCGCAGAGGACTTTTTAGAACTTCGATTGTCTCAGGCTCAGAAGAAAATACTTCGGGCAGTCGCTCAGAATCAGAGAACTTTGATTTGGGGAGGTAACGGTCCCGGTAAGTCTTTCATTATCGCTGTTTTGAAACTCGCTTTTATTTATACGAATCAAGACTCTATTGTACTGGGGACATCCGGTTCCTATTCCCAGTATTACGACACAATGTGGAGGCCTCTCGATAATATGCATCGAGATTTAAAGTCTCGTCACCCTGTGCCGGGTGAGACGAAAGGCTCGGAGAAGTCTCCGGTGCTCCGTATTGATAAAGAGTGGTATGCAAAAGTGGTTTCACCTCGGGATCCCGGTGAGTTAGAAGGTCGTCACGGCGCAGATGTTCTCATTGTTATTGACGAGGCAGATAAGAAGTATGTGACAGAAGAACATTTCGACTCTGGAGGCTCGTCCATCACAGACTTGAGAGACAAGATGGTCGCTATCTGTAATCCTCCCAAGGATGAGTCGAATGTTGTATATAGAAAGAAGCATTCGGAGCGATGGACTACCGTAGAAGTCTCGGCTTTTGAAGCACACAATGCTATGATAGATGCAGGGTTAATCGATGATGAACGTATACCCGGTATTACTGATCTGATTACCATAGCATCAGACTGGGAAGGTTGGAATAATACACCGTGGCCTAAGGTCGAGGAGGTTTATCCGGGTATCTGGCCGGGAATGCCTACGATAAATAGTCAGATCGAGGATGGAGAGTTGGATAGGTCCGAAGCAGTTAAGTATCTTGCTCCGGGATTTCACGCAGCTAGAAAGGCTCACGAGAACAGAAATGATCTAGACGAGAGATGGTATATTCGTAGGGCAGGAGTAATACCTCCCGAAGGCTCGGAAGTTCACAGGCCTATTTATACTCACGATGTGAGAGAAGGAATTGATAGATCTGCTAATTTCGAGGCCAATAGATTCGCTATCGGAATTGACATAGGTAGAACAACAGACTCGACAGCAGTTGTAGGAGTTCGTAAAGTAGAAGGCTCAGATAATTACGGACTTTGTGTCGAGTTAGATGAATCGTCTCGTCGGACTCATACTGATAACGAGGCAATTTGTCGAGGTGCGATCGAGAATGGTCCGCTATTCGGAGCAGTTGCGATTGACGCAATGGGTGAAGGCTCTGGTACTGCTGATCAAATTAGAAAGGAGTACGACGATGCTATGAGATTTGATGCAGGTACTAAGCCAGTTGGTTCGTTGGCTAAGAAGACTTACAAGCATCGACGTGCTGAGGCTCACGCAGCATTGGGAGAATTTTTAAGGAATGGGGGTGTTATTAGAAGCGAGAGACTAGAGAATGAATTGTTCGCAGCAGCTAGAGTTATTCAATACGAACGACGAAGATCAGGAGGACATGATGTTTATACGGTCACTCCGAAAGATCAAATCAAAAAGAAACTTGGTCGTTCGCCAGACCTTCTTGACGCTGCAGCGATTGCTGTCTGGTGCTTTGATGAGTTGTACGATAATAAAATGCGTACAGTGTCGGCTCAGGAAAGACAGAGCGTTTCATCAACATGGTAAACAATGAGTAAATCAGAATCATCCGACGAGGATATCGATCCGTTCAAAGGTCCAGTTGTAAACACGTCGCAAGTTCACACATTAAATAGTCTGAATAACGGAGTGCATACTCCTCCGACTAATGCTACAGGGTTAGAGTCGTTCGGTTGGAGGAGATTGCTCGGTCAACAGTATGGAAGTCAGAGGCAACTATACGATGCTCTTGGTTATGAGAGGCAACTCCGAGTTGCTCATTACATAGCTAAGTATAACCGAGGTCCGGGTATTGCTCGGGGTATCGTAGAGAAGCCGATAATGGATTGTTGGTCGGGTGAGTTGAAAGTTGTTGAAGCCGAGGAAACCTCAGAAGACGAGACGGAATTTGAACGAGTATCTCGTGAGTTCCTTCAGGGTCGATACACTAGGATAAAGCCTTCGGCTCGAATGAGATCTGCAGATAGATGGTGTCGTATTCTCAAGTATTCGCTTATACTCATTGGGGTTCAAGACTCAGCGCTTGAGGAAGGTAGACCTTCCAGTCTATCTAATGCAGTCGATGATTCGTCTGTTAACTCGATGGAGGATATTAAATACCTCTCAATCTTCGACGAGCGAGACGTTGACTGGTCTGAGATAACACTCGATAAGGATCCAACGAGTGAACGATATCTATTGCCGGAGACTTACAATATAGATTTCGGAGACGATGTAGGTTCTCAGGATGTTCATCACAGCAGATTACTTCATATAGTTGAAGAACCCGACAAGGATGAACTCAAATCTCCCTCGGTGTATAAGTCGATCTTCAATCGATTAGAAGATCTTGAGAAGTTGCTCGGTGGTTCTGCTGAGATGTTTTGGAGAGCGGCATGGCCGGGGTTAGTCCTCACTCCTCCGACAGACGCTGATGGCGTTCCAATGAAGTTCGAGGATGATGGGCAGCCAATACACGAGCAGATAAGGAAATATCGGATGAACTTGGATAGAGTTCATCAGGTGAATGGTAATCTTGAGAAGTTGGATACTCAGGTTGCCGATCCTTTGAATCATGTAATGGTGCAGTATCAGGATATTTCTTCTGACATCGACATTCCGATGTCTATTCTCCGAGGGAATGAGACGGGTGAGAGGGCAACTGCAGAAGATCGTCAGATGTATAACGACTTCATTTTCACTCGTCGGGTTGAGCATTGTGAGGAGCAGATAGTTCGAGGTTTATATGATAGGTTTTTGGAGTGGGGTGCGATGCCAGAGACTCAGTCAGGTGAGAATGGCATTAGTGTTTATAAGACTATATGGCCTCCGACCGAACAACTTAATCGTAGTCAGGAGGCAGATGTTGCTCTCAAGTGGGCACAGGCCTACCAGACTGCTAGTGGAGGTGAGCCATTGAAAGTTGCTACTGCTGCAGAGATCAGAAAGAAAGTCTTAGAATTAGATCCTGAGTATGGATCAGAGGCACCTTGGATAAACCCTCAGGAATTAGCAGCCGGTCAACTCGAAGTTGATGAAGATGCAGAAGACTTCGATGTTCCTGAGTCGGTCGAGAATAAGTTCAGCGAAAAAGAAATCGAAGCGATGCTTAACGGAGAATAAAATCATGGAAGATGAAGAAGCGGAAGACCTGATGGATGGATTGATGCAAGCAGAACGTGAGTTTAGAATAGTACACAGAAAACTCCGAGAGACAAGACGTAAGATTCGTATGAGATCTGATGAAGATGTGGAGGTAAACCTCGAAGACTTGCACGAGTCGATAAATAATTTGGGTAAGGATATTCATTCCTTGTTAGATATGCACGCTGACGAGGATCAATTTAATATCTTACCTGTCCAAGCAGGAGTTGCTCGTGAAAGATGGAGGAGGGGGAGAGATAATCCCGGTCAGGGATCTGGTGGTTCTAATGAGAGTCCCGGTAATAGTCCATTATAAATGACTGTAAGTCTCAATGCTTCGGCTAAGGCTGGTCCGGCTGAGATGGAGACTGAGCAGGTTGATCTTCTCAGCCAGATACAGTTGAGGTTCAATGCTATTCGTGAGGCTATTGAGATAAAAGTCTTCGATGATAATGGTCTTGAATTAGATGAAGAAGATGATCCGGGTTCGATAGATCATATACTGAACGTGGATATCGATCCCGGAGATTTCGACTTTGCTACAACTGCTCAGAAGCAGGGAGCGTTTGAGGACTGGCTCGAAGATGTTTTAGATCAGGGACTGTT